AGCATCTATGATTAAACAAACTAATGCACACATACAATCTCAATATACATTACAAGGCCCTCCAATTACAAAACTTCCAACCGATGAGAAGTTAAGTTCTCAAAAAGGTAAATTCAACGGAATGTTATCCAAATTACAATCTGAATTTAATTTATCAGATAAGGCTGGTATAGCTGAATATCACTATGCTTGGTGGATGAAGTTTGTTAATACTTCTAAAAAGAATCTTTCTCAATTAGAAAAAGATGGGTTAGCAAGAAGATGGGCATTTGATAATAAAGCATTTGGTATTAAATCAATCACCGATGAAGATGCTAAAAAATGGGCAGATGGAGTAGATAAAGATGCTAAGGATAAAATAATGAAAGGTAATATTCGTAAATTCGAAGATATCTTTTTAGGTGTTGGAGCTGAAGTCCTTTCATTTATGAGTTCGGTATTAACTGCTCAACCTGATAAAGCATTACAATCAATTAAAGCATCATTAGAATCATCTATATCAGATATTCGAAATGGTGGTAGTGAAGCTCAAATAAAACGATTAGAGAAAGAATTACAAAGATTAAATGCTATTGGTGGATTTGAAAAATTAGTTCCAAATGAAGGATTAGTATTTTTCTATAAAGGTAACACATATAAATTAACAGGAACATTCGCTCCCTTAAATCAAATTTTAGGAATATTTAAGTTTGGAAGATAAATTATATATATATATGTATATATAAAAGGTTATAAATAAAATAAATTATGGCAAAGAGAAAAAGCTTTGAAGAAAAAAATAATCATATTCACCCAACTCGTAAACTAATTATAGATACGGTATTTGGTAGAACGGATGAAAATCAAAAAACATTTGGTTACGAAAAAGAAGGAGAACAAACTAGAGAAGTTGGAGAAACTTGGGTAGATACTGATGGTAAAGAATGGGAACAAAAAGAAGGTTATAAAATAACAGTTTCTCAAATGGATGAGGTTAGACAATATTTAGATAAATTAAATAATTGTCAATCTGAAGAATGTGATACTATAAAATATAGTAATGCAGATAAGAAAGTAATTCGTAAAACAGGAATGTGTGTAACTTGTTTAAGAAAGTTTGAACAAAGATTAAAAGATGATGGAACATACCCATTTTATGAAGATTATAAAATAACTAATAATCAATTATCATATGTTACCGATTTAAAAGCTCAATTTGAAGAAGGATTGAGAGGAATATCGCAAACAATGGAATTTATTAATGAAGATGGTACTATTCAAAAATGGCATTATGATATTGATATTGACAAAGTAAAAGAAGATTTACAAAATGATATTAATGGCGCTACCGAAGCAATTGAAGCTCTATTGGAAAGGAAAGCGGCATTAGAAGATAAGTTACAAGAGCTTAATCATTTAGAGCTTATAAAAAATTAAAAATTATGAAACAATTATTAAATTTAAAAAACATAGCAATTGCAGTTTTGATTGCAGTAGTAGTTTTTCAACAATGTGGCGGAAACTATAAAAGAAATGCCGAAATTGTAAAAGTGGATGGTAAAAAGTATGAACTTCTTAAATACGCAATTGATACAGTTGAAGTAGTTAAAACTAAAGTAGTAACTAAAAAAGGTGATGATATTTATCACGAAACAATTATTGAGAAAGAAGTAATTATTCCAGCAATCATTGATACATTAGCATTGTTAAAAGATTACTATTCAAAAGTATTATATAAGGATGTGTTAGTATTGCCTGATTCATTAGGAACTGTAGATGTAACAGATACAATATCTCAAAATAAAATATTTGGTAGAACTTTTAATGCAAATATTAAACAAAGAATTATCAAAGAAACTACAATTGTAAAAGAATTACCAAAAACCCAAGTATATTATGGAATTACAGGTGGATTTAATAAAGTAGATGTAGTTTCAAATTTAGGAGCTGGTGTATTGATTAAAACCAAAGGTGATAAAATATATCAATTAGGTATAGGAGTTGCTAACAAAGTTGGAACTGATGGAACTAATGGAGTATTATCTCCATTTATCGGCGGTGGAGTGTTTTGGAAGATTAAATTTAAAAAATAATGAGTGTACAGGGGCAACCTAAAAAGACACTAAAAGAAATCATCTCCGATGAGTATAAGAAGTGTGCGTTAGACCCAATATACTTTATGAAAAAGTATTGTATCATTCAACACCCTACTCGTGGAAAGATTCCGTTTCACCTATATCAGTTCCAGGAAAATTGTTTAACAGACTTCAAAGATAATCGTTTTAATATTATTCTTAAATCTCGTCAGTTAGGTCTATCGACCTTATCTGCAGGATTTATTTTGTGGAAGATGGTATTTAATCAAGACTACAATGCATTGGTTATCGCAACTAAAGTAACGGTAGCTAAAAACCTTGTAGAAAAGGTAAGAGTTATGCACGACTTACTTCCTATTTGGTTAAGAGATGGTAGTAATAGTTCAGTAGAAGATAATAAACTTTCTCTTAAATTAAAAAATGGTTCGCAAGTAAAAGCAATCGCAAGTTCTCCGGATGCAGGACGTTCGGAAGCCCTATCCTTATTAGTTGTGGATGAAGCCGCATTCATTAGAGATATTGATGATATTTGGTTATCAGCACAATCTACATTATCAACGGGTGGTTCTGCAATTGTATTATCTACTCCAAATGGTGTGGGTAATTGGTTTCATAAAATGTGGGTAGAAGGTGAGAGTGGTGCAAATGGATTTAATAATATAAATTTACATTGGACTGTGCATCCTGAAAGAAATCAGGAATGGAGAGATGGACAAACTCGTATTTTGGGAGTAAAGGGAGCATCGCAAGAGTGTGATTGTGACTTTATTGGTTCGGGTGATACTGTAATCGACCCAGCATTATTAACTTGGTACAAAGAAACATATGTAATGGAGCCTGTTGAAAAACGAGGTTTTGATGGAAATTTATGGGTATGGGAACATCCCAATTATAACAGACAATATATGGTATCCGCTGACGTTGCACGTGGAGATGGAGCCGATTTTTCAACGGTACAAGTAATTGATATTGAAGATAGTTCACAAGTAGCTGAATATAAAGGTAAAGTTGATACAAAAGATTTTGGAAACTTCTTAGTAAGTTTAGCAACTGAATATAATAATGCATTATTAGTAGTAGAAAACTCAAATGTGGGTTGGGCAACTATTCAACAAATTATCAATAGAGGATACCCAAATCTATTCTATATGAGTAATGATTTAAAATATATTGATACCGAAAGGCAGATGAGTAATAAATTTTATAGAGATGAAAAGCAAATGGTTGCAGGATTTTCTACAACATCCAAAACTCGTCCTCTTATCATATCAGCATTAGATACATATATGAAGGATAAAGATATTTTAATTCGTTCTAGTAGATTAATAGATGAGTTATTTACCTTTATATGGAATGGCGGTAAAGCTGAAGCAATGAAGGGATACAATGATGACTTAACAATGGCATTAGGTATTGGATTATGGGTTCGTAATACAGCATTAAGATTAAGACAAGAGGGTATTGATTTAACTAAGAGTATGTTGAACTCAACTACTATACAAAATAATACTGGCGTTTATGCTGCAAATTGGCAAAATCAAAAGAATCCATACGAAATGCAAATAGGTAAAGGTGAGATTGAAAACTTAACTTGGTTGCTAAAGTAATTTTTATATATTTATATGTTGAAACTATTCTAAATGAACGAAGATTTAAATAAATGGTTTAAAGAAAAATGGGTAAACATCGGAAAAAAGGTTGATGGTAAACACCCACCATGTGGAACTTCCGGAGAAAAGAAAGGTTATGCAAAATGTGTTCCTGCAGCAAAAGCAGCCGGAATGAGTAAAAAAGAAAAAGAAAGTGCAACTCAAAGAAAAAGAGCTGCACAAAATGATGCAGGAAGAGGCGGTAAAGATAGTGATGGACAAGGTAAGAAACCAATATACGTTTCAACTAAACCAAAAAATGAAACTATGAATATAGAAGAAAGACTAAATTTATTTTTAGAAAAAAATTGCCCAACCGATGCAGGTAAATGGGCAGCATCTAAAGCAGCAGCAAAATCTAAATTTGATGTTTATCCATCAGCATACGCAAACGGATGGGCTGCAAAAAACTATAAAGGCAAAGGTGGTGGTTGGAAAACTTGCAATGAGGGAGAAGCTAATGCATTGTGTGAAGATTGCTGGGATGGATATAAGCAAGTTGGTGGTAAGATGAAAAATGGTAAGATGGTGCCAAATTGTGTTCCAATAAGTGAAGAGGTTGATACCGATTACGATGAATTGGATGTAGAGCCGGAAGAAATTGAAGATTTCATTGAATTTTTAAAAGCATATAAGAATACTTTAGCTGAAGCAAATTGTAATTGTGTTTATGAAGCAGAATATCAGGGTAGAGAAGTTAAGTTGGGTAAACCAATGCAAGGTGATGTTAAGAAATTCAAAGTATATGTAAAGAATCCTGCCGGAAATATTGTTAAAGTAAACTTTGGGCAAAAAGGAATGAAAATTAGAAAATCAAACCCTGCTGCTAGAAAATCATTTAGAGCAAGAATGAATTGTGATAACCCAGGTCCAAGAACAAAAGCAAACTATTGGAGTTGTAGAAAATGGTAATTAATTTGTTAATATCAAATAAATTCCATATCTTTGAATTAAAATATAAAATATAAATGGCAGCAGATAAATCATTTTTCGGTAGGTTACAAAAACTATTTTCAACCAATACAATAGTCCGTAAAACAAAACAAGGTATCAAAGTAATAGATACCGATGAATATCAAGGATTAACAACAAATCTAATAGATAGGTACACTCGTATGAAAACTCCACAATATAGTGGTGGTTTAATAGAATCCGCAATGGCTTATCAGCAAGTTAGAATTGACTTGTTTAGAGATTACGATGGAATGGATAATGACCCAATTTTATCATCAGCATTAGATATTTACGCAGATGAATCGACTGTAAAGAATGAAATGGGAGATGTACTTAAAATAAATTGTGCAAACGAAAATACAAAAGAAATTCTTAGAAATCTTTTTTATGATATTTTAAATATTGAATTTAATTTATGGCCTTGGTCCAGAAATTTAGTAAAATATGGTGATTTCTTTTTACATTTAGAAATAGCTGAAGAATTGGGTATTGTAGGTGTACAACCTTTATCAACATACGAAACCTCAAGAGTTGAAGGATTTGACCAACAAAATCCACAACGAGTTAAATTTGTATATGCACCATATCAGAATCCAAATAGTGCAGTAGTAACCGCTACTTCTAAAAGAGAATTTGAAAACTATGAAATAGCTCACTTCCGTTTATATTCAGATTCAAACTTTTTACCATATGGTAAATCGATGCTTGAAGGTGGTAGACGAGTTTGGAAACAATTAACCCTAATGGAAGATGCGATGTTAATCCATCGTATTATGAGAGCCCCTGAAAAGAGAATATTTAAAGTAGATGTTGGTAATATACCACCAGCAGAAGTTGATAACTACATGCAAAAAATTATCAATTCATCTAAAAAAGTTCCTTTCTTAGACCAAGCTACGGGTGAATATAACTTAAAATATAACATTCAAAACTTAATTGAAGATTATTATATGCCAGTTCGTGGTAGCGATAATGGAACTTCAATTGATACGTTAAAAGGTTTGGAATATAATATGATTGATGATATCAATTACTTAAAAGGTAAGATGATGGCAGCATTAAAAATACCAAAAGCATTTTTAGGATACGAAGAAGATATTAGTGGTAAGGCTACATTGGCGGCACAAGATATTCGTTTTGCAAAAACAATAGAAAGAATTCAGAAAGTATTAGTATCAGAATTAACTAAGATAGCAATCGTTCACTTATATGCACAGGGATTAGATAGTGAGGATGAATTGGATTTCCAATTGGAACTAACAATACCATCCAAAATCTATGAACAAGAAAAAGTTGAATTATATACATCTAAGATAGCATTAATTACGCAAATGCAACAAACTAAGATGTTTTCTAAAAAGTG